ATGGGTATCTACAAGTTCTGTGAAAATCGTTGGCTCAAATCGACGCTAGGCGGACGGTTCAGTTTCGGGCGATTGGCTTATTACCGGCTACTCGAACAGGTCTTTGGAACGCCATTTATCGGCGACCGTTTAGAAGGTGCCACTGTTGTCAATAGCGGGCATTTCGCGACCCCCCTACGACCAGCTGATCTAGAAGCCCTGCGAAGAGTGGGATTGGTGTTGCAGGGTCTCGATAATGTCGTAGTTAGAAATTCGACATTGCAGTCCAACATCGATTGCTTTGTCCTCTCACTCGCACAGGGCGAACTCCCGGCGCTTGAACACGTATTTGGCGGCAATCTCGGTTATAGTTCCGGATATAATTGCAGTATCGAGATACTTGATCTGAACATCTTTATTCACCGTCTAGGCGAAACCTCCTTCCGTGGGAAACCTGTCAAGGAACAATTCGTTTTGCATTATGGGCCGGTAGAATATCGAGATGTAGAGTTCCTGGCATCTGATGGAGAGCCGCCTCCTCCAAGCGTCTTTGTAAAGCGTCCATTCTTCAAAGAACAAAGTGAGTTTCGCATCGCTTTATTCCCGAAGGACCCAATTGAAAAAGACCGTTTGATAATCGATATCGATCTGCCTGAAGGAGTCCTCATCGAACGCAGCTGTGGTCCTGACTCGGAACCTGTCGGCGAGTTAACCGCCGATGAGGCCGAACAGAGGATTTCCGCCGCTGTCGAATGGTACGAAAAACTCCCCCGGTGCGACATCGGAGACTATTTGTCTCAATACGGGGATGATCGCAAACTTGCCTATCAAATGTGTGGGAAAGCCCAGAGCGAATGTGATGAACGTGCGGAAATGGAGTTTTCCTCGGTCTATCGTCAGAGCGTTCTAGAAGCATATTGGGAGCTGCGGAAAGTTCGTCCTCACCGGTATCTAGACATGATCTGCAATTCTGGTATTCGGTTCTCGAATCTGGGAATGTTCCAACTTTACCTACAACATGCGCTCCCAGACTAAACCGAACACTGGTACCCACCCACAACCCATCGCTCGCTAGCTCAGCTGAACACTCGCCCACGTGCCTCCAGCACGGCGAATGTACAGCTTGTCGTTGGCACTGTTGAACACAGCCGTGCCTACAGGCGGCGCCACAGCAAAATCCGAGTCTGACGGAATGCCGGCCTTCACTGGAATGGATAGACCCGATGGGCTCGTTATTCCAGTCTGCCTATTGATGATCAACGCATCACCAAGGCTCGATCCATCGTCTGCACGACGTGTAATCACAAAATTTGACCCGGCATTGCTCCCGCCCTCGGCATCGGCAGACTTCCCCAGCCACCAGCGGCCCAATGTGCCAGATCTGAAGCGGATCTGAGCTACATAACCGACGCCCGAAGCGATCTGAGAAAGCGCGAAACCTGCCTTTTCCAAGAGCGTATCGCCAGACGATATCCAGCCGTTTAGGCGAGTGCCTTTCCGGGCAGTCTCACTGTCCGACCGGTCATCGCGAATGAACGTAGTGGTGGCGCCCGAACGCGTTGTATGGGTGTCGCCCTTGATCGACACATTGGAAGCGAACGTTGAGCGGATGCGAACGTGTTCCTGCAAGGCTGTGTCGAATTGCACATCCGTGAACTTCGCCTCGTCACCGGTGACGAGATCGACCAACCGGTCAGGGGTCTGCGCGGTTATGGCGCCGTTCGACAGGTGGCCGAGCATGCGGCCACCGACAAACGTTACTCCATTGACGGCATTCGCCCCTGCATCCCGAAGCTTTTCATAGAGCACATGCGGGCCAGAGCCGCCGTAAGTGAACGTGTTGACGGCAAAGACGCCTCGTACATTGCCGGCCCGGATAAGCGGACGGGATTTGACGCTCGTCGGATCGGTGCCGCCGGCTCCGGTCGCTTCGATATGCAGGTTGCTGATCTGAGTGAACTCAGCGAGGCAATCGGTATCGCCACCCCACGCCAAGTCGAGATCGATGCCACGGTTCCGCTCGAGATGAACGTTGACCAGTTGCGTCGTATTTGACACGTACTCCGCGTCTGGTCCATTTCCAGTAATGCGTAGCGCGGCGGCGTCCCAGATGCAGGTCTGGCCAGACACGGTTGTCGCAGCGGCCGCTTTCAGCAAAACAACGTGCGTCGAAACGAGCGAAGCAATGCACGTCTTGAGATCAGCTCCGGCAGTACCAGCCCCCGGCACCGTGATCGTCGCGCCAATGTCTTGGGCGCCGAAAGTAGTGGCCGCCGACGAAAATTGTCCAGACCCAGCCGTCATCGCTCCGTCAGTGCAGCTATTGGTATATCCGCACTCATCAAAATGCACATGGTCGAATAGCGTATTGGATAGGGCTTGCCCCAAAATGCCAAAACCGACGGCCCCCAGAAGACGCATTCGGCTGAACGTAGCTTCCATGCCCCGCGTGATTTTAATCAGATGCCCGGGGAGTCGATCTCCGTCGAGAGTGACACCATCGAACTCGACACCTCGCCCATGAATTGTCATGAGAGGACCGGTAAAACCAGCGACTCGTTTGAACAGTGCTGGGCGATCTGTTCCAAGAAACGATCCTTTGGCACCTCCACCGATCAAGCGAACTGGCTTTTGACCACTGGCCTTACTGGTGACTTCGATCGTCTCGCTTACGTCGATGATAGTTCCGGCCGGCACTTCGACGCATCCGCCTCTGGTGCGCACCGCGTCTAAAGCGTCCTGTACCTGAGTTGCCGTGCCAGGACTTGCTCCGGAGAGGTAATTGAAAAGGCTTACGCCACCGCTCTTCCCATCGATGGCTTGTCGTGTACGTAAGGGTGTCATGCCCTTGTTGTTCAGATCGGCGCTTTGCACTTGCTCCGGCGAGGCGATCACCAATCCAGTCGCATTTTCGAGAGCCTGTATAGCCGCTTCCTCGGCCAACCCCCGTTGAGTGGCCGATTCTACTGCAGCATTCTCAGCGTCGGATTTGGCCAAGGTTGCCACTTCTGCGGCATCCAATGTGTCGCCCTTAGCAAGTAGGACGGCTGTCTTGGCGGCTAAAAGGAGATTGGCGACAGCGACGTCCGAAGTGAGCCGCAGCTCGGCACCCTCGCGCACCGCCACAACACGCCCGCCGGCGGGAAGGCCACCGGCCTCGACTTCAAGGCCGCTGTTTGTCTTGAGCGACAAAGCGGCTGCGCCGTTGAGGATTACCGTCACGTTGCCGGTGTTGGTAACCGTGATCGGCATGGTCACCGTCATGCCATCGAGCACGGGCAAATTCGTCGTAAGGTGCAGCTCGTTCGCGGTCCCGCCCTCAGCCGCTTCCGCTTTAATGACGCCGTAGGGCAAGGGCAACGCCCACACCCACGCCGAGCCGCTGACCGCATAGATGCCGCGCTTGTTGGGATCCGGGTCGGCATAGACCCAGGGCGATTCCTGGGCGGTAATCGCCGGCAGGTCGGCAACCGTCTCGTAAAGCGTGGCCGTATAGGTGGCCACCCGCATCGGTTCGCTGGCAATCAGTTGTTTGGCCAGGTCGACCACGAGCTGGCGCGCGGTACCGCCGCCGGCATTGACCAGCAGGCTCTCGGACGTGGTGGCACGGGGAAGGTTCGGAGATTGAACGCCATTGTCCATGATGTCACCTGATGCTGACGGTGAAGGGGCCGGACGTCGGGCCAGCCAGACCGTCCGCGTTGATGGGTTCGAGCCAGAAGTAATGCGTGCCGCTCGCCAGGCAGGTCGCCGTCTCGACGAACACGACGACGTCGTCGATCGAGCCGTCGAAGTCGCTGTCGGCGACGAACTCGACGGCGGTATTGCCGGCAACGGCGGCGAGCCGGTCGGTGAACTGGCCATTGGCCGTCCGCGACGTACCCAGCACGGATGCGCCTCCCGTCAGGGCTGGCCTTACCGAGCCGGCGGTGCGGCCGGAGACGGTGTAGAGGATGCGGAAGGTCTTGCCGGCGACCAGGGCGAGCGGCTGGCCGATGCTGCCGGCATCGCCCGGCGTGTGCGTGGCGACACCGCCGGCGACGGCCCAATCCGAGCCATATGTCCACGCCGCGCCAGAGGCAAAATCGCCGCCGGCCACCATCGTCACTCGCGTGCTGTCGCCGATCGGCACCGAGTAGCTCTGCGACGGCAAAACCGCGCCGGGCACTCCGGCCGCGTCCGTCTCGCGATCGAGCGTCGACGACATGGAGCGGTAGATCTGCACCGATGCGGTGTTGGCATCGTCGGTCGTCGAGAACAACACCACGGCTCCGCCAAGCAAGGCCGCGATCGACACCGTGCTGTCGTCGAGGTCGGCCGGCGTCGGCAGATCGGCGCCGCCCACGGTGACCGTCACGACCGTCGTGTATGGCCCTGGCACGCCGGCGGGCGACACGGCGCGGCAGCGGAGCTGGACCGGGTTACCGCTGGCGTAGCCATCGAGATTGCAGCCACCGTCGACGGCGGCGAAGGAAACAGTGGTCCAGGCCGTCGAGCCCAGGAGCCGGTGCTGCAGCTGGAAGGTCTGACTCTCGATCGACCCGGAGCCGGGCTGAACCAAAACCGTGATCCGCCCGACAACCTCGGTGCCGTCGATACCCGTCTTGATCTTGGTGAAGCGCGGCGCCGGCGGCTCTCCGGTATTGTCGCCCACTTCCGATCCGGCCCGGCCGGACCATGGCGGCGGCAGTTCCTCATCGGTCAGCTCATCGATGATCGGCGCAGCGTCGACCAGGCGCAGCGCGCTCGACATTTCCTCTCCAGCCTCGATGCGGTTGAGCACCAGCGAGAAGGACTCGGTCAGCGCCTCGCCGAAGTGGGCGATATCGCCGATCGTGGGCACGGCGCCTTCGCCTTTGAGCAATACCGATCGGTGCTCGCCCGATATCGTCTCCACCTGGCGCAGAATGCTCGTGCCGATCGTGTCGTCGACACCGTCGAACAACCTGAAACGGATGGCGTAGGCATGTCCGGCGACCATCCTGACGACATCGTCGAGAACCACCATTCGACCGCCGGCGACCTCACGTACCCGCGCTGCCACCTGCGTGCGCTCGAGCACGTCGAAGCTGCCGATGACAAGATCGCCGCGTGTGGCGACGCGCGCCGGGCCATCCTGCATGCAGGTATAGGTGTCCGGCCGATAGAGCGCCTCGTACATACGCCGACGGGCCTCGATCCAGATCTCGTCCGGATCGGTCTTGCCGGGCAGCTCTAGCTGCTCGGTCAGCGTGATGGGCCCGGAATGGCCAGGCCAGGGGATGAGGCGCTCGGCCTGTTTGTAGTCGTTGGTCGCGTCCTGGAATTTTACCCGGAAGCCGTGCGGCGGCTCGAAATAGGTGCGCGACCATTTGAAATCCCATGAGTTGCGCGGGCTGATGTGGTCGACGACCAGCGTCTGGGGTCGGTCGATGACGACGGACCAGCGCTTGCCGTCGTGGCGAGGCGAAGCGCGACCCGCGCCGGCAATGTCTTCGAGCCGTTCGCGAAGCGTGCGATCGTCATCATGGGCCGCGTCGTACTTCAGGCCCTTGAGCACACAGAATTCGTGCCAGTCGGCCAGCGCCTCGAGGTCGATCTCCGCGTCGGCGACCGGCCGAGGATTGGACGGTGACTGAAGGGTGTAGCGATAGATGGACGCTGGATTGCGCGTCTTCCTCGGTAGCCAGGCTTGCGTGGCGGCGTCCCAGTCCAGGCACCGTCTGTCGACCAGGCCGTTCAGATTGTCGAGCGTGCCATTGAGCTGATGGGTGCCTTTGACGCGCACCGACAGCAGCGCCAAAGGCCACGGGAAAGCGAGCGGGTATTCCGGCCGCAACGTCTGGAGGGCCAGCCAGTTCGACCGGGACTGGATCTGCGTCGAGGTGTGCTCCTCGGTCAGTCGGGTCAACTCGATCTCATAACGACCGCGTTCGGCGAAGTTCCAGGAATACTGCCGATATATCCCTTCGAACTTCCCGGCCGTGACGTTGAGCGTGGTGACCTCTTCCCAGTCGGTCGTGGTCGTGGCCGTTAGCCGGCGGCGATGCCGGATGCGGATCGAGACCGTGATGGCGCGCGTGCGGCCTTTCTTGTCGATGGTGCCGAGGCCGCTCGGAAAGCCCACGATCACGCTGCAGCCCGAGGCATCGGCGCCAGTCGTTCTGACGACCGGCGTTTCGACCGGATCGCCTGCGATGATGTTGCCGGCGTCGTCGCGGGGCAGCGGCCTCGTGAGCTCCGAGCCTACCGATTCCTCGATCCGCTGGTTGGGGTAGAGCGTCACCGCCTGATCGGATGACAGACCTTCGCGGATCTCGGTCTGTACCTCATCATAACTATCGATCGACGTGTCGCCGATCCTGAGATCGCTGATCTCCAGGCCGTGGCTGCCGCCATAACCGAAGCAGAAAATGGCGCGGATATACTGGATATCGCCGACGATCTCCGAGTAGGACCTCGCCGCGAACGGCGGGGCATAGCGCAAGCTCCCCACCACGTCGGGAATGACGCCATCCGGATCGTATCGGTTCTGCCACCCGGAAATGGTGTAGGTCTCGGACCTCTTGTTGTCCTTGCGCTTGGCTGGCGGGATCAGCGCATTGACGAGGAGCGAGCCCACCACCGTAACGCCGGCGCCGATGATGCCGGCCCAGGCGCTGGCTCCCAGCCCCCAGGTCCCCGCCAGCGCCGGGCCCCACAACTGACCGAGGGCGATCGCGGCGATCGACACCACGATCATCAGAACCGCCTTCAGGATGTCCTTGCCCGGAACGACGCGGATGACGACCCTGACACCGGGCTTCGGCCGAACCGCCGGCCAGCGCTGCCGCTCGACGACCGCCATGCCGGCGGGCGTGACCAGGGCGACGCGCATGTGCTGGAGGTCGCGCTCGGTGGCATCGGGCAAGGCCAGGGCCACGATCTGAGCAACGGTCAGGCCGGCGGGCATGTCGAGATCCAGGCGACCGGCGCCGGGGTCGATCAACGGTGCGGCGAGGACGGGGATGGTCGCCGAAGCGTTCATTCGGCACCCCCTGAAACGCCGTTCGAAGCCGCTTTGACGTGGCGATAAATGCCGTTCAAACGGTGCGCCCAGGTGCCCGTCTCGAAACGCTCAAGCTTGGCGCAGTCGTCGGCCGTCACGTGCAGCATCAGGCCGCGATCGACGTAGATCCCGACATGGGTATCGAGCGCACCGCGCCGGAACAGCAGCACGTCGAACGGTTTCGCGTCGTAGACACGGCTCCACACCGGGTTGGAGCGCTCCGCGCCGACGAGCGCCGCCACTTCCGCCTGCTCCTCGGGCGAGGCATAGGCGCCGGCATAGTCCGGCAGCGTGACATCGAGCTGCTCGGCATAGACAAGGACGACGAGGCCCCAGCAATTGCAGCCGCACCGATCGGCGCCGAAGGGCGCGAAGGGGATGCCGACGTAAGCGTTGGTCCAGCTCTTGACGATCATGCGAACAGCCCCGGAAAGAAGTCCTTGGTCATGCGATGGCCGGGCGACCACTCTTGCTCGATGTCCGCGCGGCTGATCTCGAGGCGCACTTCGGCTGCGTCGCCGTCGGCCGTCTTCATCTGCAGGCCGGTCCACTCGGCTTCGATCAGCGAGGGCGTCGCGGCCATCACCACCGCCATCGCCACGGTGGCCGGTGTGGTGAAGCTCCGCAGCACCTTGGCAATGTCGTTGTCGACGTTCTCGAGGATGATGGTCGCGGCCGAAGGTGCGTCGTCGAGGTCGGACGGCACCAGCGTCGACGCGAGCACGAACAGGTAAGGCTCGGCGGCGTCCATCCAGCTCGACCGCGTACAATACATCAGCGGCTCGTCGGACAGCCGCTCGGTATTGTCGGTCGAAAACAGCACCGGCTCGTCGATGTCCGGATGGGTGATGTGTACCAGGACGACGTAGACCTCGTCGGTCGACTCCGCGTCTTGCGCCAGGCGGGCATTGAGCGAGACCCGTCTCATGGCATCACCGTTACAGAAAAGGACATGCGAAACTCGACGCCCTGGATGCTCTCCTTCGGCAGGTCGTCGCCAAAGAACACCAGCCATTGGCCGGAAAGCAGGATGGGCAAACCATCGGCCGTCAGCATCGGCCGGCCGGCGCCGTCGAGCAGCGCCCAGCCATCGGTCGTCGGGTCGGGCATGTAGAACGGCTTGGCGCCGAATGCGGTATCCTCCTCGTAAAACTGGTCGAACACGGCTTTGCCCGCGCGACTGACGACGATCGACAACGCCACGGATTTGGGCACACCGGAGAAGCGGCGGCGATAGGCGGGCGGAGAGGCTTCGGCTTGCTTCTTGAACCTCGCCTCAAGCGGCGATCGCGACCAGCTGTCGCGCTCCGGACGAGGCAAGGTGCTGGGCCAGGTCGGGATCGTCATCGCGGGATCCCTCGCGGCCGAACGCCGTATTTCTGACGCATGGCCCGATCGGCGCCGCCGCCCGGCGTGCTGACGGCATCGCCGACCGCGTCGGAGATCACGAACTTTTCCTGGCGCCGACCGCGCGAGTCCCGCGTGGTCTCATGCCGAACCTGGGCCCCGGAGAAATTGTTGATGACAATGTTTGAGCCGCCGTCCTGGCCGCCTTGGCCTCCGGCCCATGACGCCCTGACGCCCATCCGCCCGGCCGCGTCCCGCGTCAGGGGGAAAATCCCTTCCGTTTCGCCGGCCTCGCCCATGACGCCGCCGCCCTTGGCGAACGCGAAGACGGTCGGCGTCGACACGACCTGATTGGCATAGCTGTGCAGACCTCTGGCCGCCGGGACACCACCAAGTGCGTAGGGCAAAAACGCCGCGGAGTTGTTCGCGCCCCAGCCGCTGCCGCCGGTGAACAAGGAGCCCAGCCAAGAGAAGAAACCACCGCCGCCACCCGAGCCGCCGGCGGCACCCGAAATGCCGTTGAGCAGTTGGCTGAGCACCGAGCCGAGCCCCGGAATGAACTGGTCGACGATGCCGGCGATGCCCTGGTTCAGCACCGAGAACGACGCGTTGAGGCCGGATACCTGCTGCTCGGCCCAGCCGGTACCGTAAGGCGAAACGCCGGCAGGCATTGTCGCGGCCTGCGCTGGCGTCAGCGACAGGCTGGACGGATAGCCCGAGACGCTGCCCGTCGCGCCCGTCGCCGCGCCCTTGGTGCTGCTGGCGAACGACTCGAGACCCGTCGTCGCCGAGCCCAGCGCCGCGTTGAACTTGTCGACATAGGCGCTTCCGGTGGTGCCGAGGATATCGGTCGCATTGGCGCCCTGCGCCAGCGGCCGGCCGGTGAACCAGGCGCTGGCGGCGTCGTTGGCATTGCCGAACCGGCTCACAAGGCCGCCGAAGATCTTGTTGAACACGGCGTCCTGGGCGTCGGGCGAGGATAGAAACGCCGTCGGCGACATGGAATAGCCGAGCGCCTGTTGCGTCCATGGCCCGACATTGGCGCCCATCACGCCGTAGCGCCCATAGGCTCGGTCGCCCTTTGCGGTGAGCGGGCCCAGCGCGCCATATCGGCCGCTACTCTCGATCGAGGCGATCGCCTCTCGGTACTTGGCGAGAAGATCGGTGCCGCCGACAACGCCGAGGCCATTGCTGTTGGCGGCAGTGAGATTGCCGAACAGTCCACCCGCGCCGGCGCCCCCGAAGGTCACGAACACCGGATTGGCAGCCGAAGCGCCGCGCGCCGTGCCGCCCAGCAGGCTCGATGCGAGATCTCCGAACAGGCCGCCGCCAGCTTCGCCCTGTCGGCCGAGCAGGCCTTGCGTCAGGTTGTCGGTGACAATGCCCTTAGCCCAGTTCATGGCGGTCTTGCCGATCGAATCCCAGTCGCCATCCAACAGCGAGCCGAGCATCGAATCGGTTGCCGAGCGCAGGCCGTCCATCCGGCCGATCGCTTCCTGCTGCGCCTTGGTCAGCTTGTCCATGTCGCCGGCAGCAGCGCCGTAGCGGGCGCCGGCTTCACCGATCGCCTTGGCGAGCTCGGGCGTCATCTGGATGCCGGCGCGGGTGTACTCGTTGTAAAGCCGCATTTGCTCGGTCAGGTTCGCCGCCTCGCCTGCCGACAGGCCAAAGGTCGACCGCTGCAGGGCGACGGCGCGCTCCAGCTCGGTGGCCGAGCGGGCCGCATCCTGCAGCGGCTGGATGGCGGCGGACCTGGTCGCCGTCTGGATTTCCAGCTCGCGCGCCTGGCGCAGATTGTCGATCGCCTCCTTGGCACCGGCCGCCATCTCGATCTCAAGATCGTAACGGGCGTTGATCTGCGCGATCGTCGACGGCAGGCCGGTGAGGCCAACACCGACCGACGCGCTGCGCGCTTGCTCGAGGGTGCTGCGGGAGGATGCGGCCTCCTGGGCAAAGACGTTGGCGCGGGCAGCCCGCTCCGCCTCGGCGATCTGGGCCTCCGATTGGCCACCCTGCCGCAGCGCCTCAACGCGCGCCTGGGCCGCCGCGATTGAGGCGCGCTCGGCCGCCGTGCGGGCGACAATGGCTTGGGTGCCGAGATCGTCGGACTGGCGCGTCAGATCCAGCTGGCGCTGTACCTCGGCGAGTGCTTCGGTACGGCGGCGGTTGAGCGTCTCGACTTCGCCCAGTGTTTGCGCGGAGCCGATCGAAGATCCATAGATGTCTTCGATCTTCTGGGAGTTGGTCCGCTGGTCGGGCACGAAGTCGCCGAGCTGGCGGAAGCCGCTCGCCGCCAGAGACTGGTTGCGAACGAACTTCTGGTATTCCGCTGACAGCTTGGGCAAATCGCGAAGGGCGGCTTCGACGGTGGCTCGCAAAGTATCGGTCTCGGCGGTCGTCTCGATGATCGCGTCAATCAGTTTCTTGAGTTCATCGTCGGCCGTAGTGTTGCCGATGCTCGTGAGCTGTTTGCGAAGCTCTTCCAGCGCCTTCCCGCTCTCATCCGTTGAGTCGATGAAGGTGCGAAGCGGCGCCTCGATCGGCAGCGCAGGACCTAGCACCATGCCAGACTGGTCGATGAACCGAGCGCGCAGCGCGTTGCGATCGCGCTCCAGTTCAGTTGATAGGTTGCGCTTCAAATCCTCGGCGTTGACGCCGGCCTGGAAGGCAAGAATGCTTTTCTCTTCGGTCCGCAGCTTGCCGACGTTGGCCGCCGCCTCGCCATAGGCTTCCTTGATCCGCTTCACTAGCTCTTCATGGCGAGCCAACGCTTCCTCGGCGGTTGGTCCCTCTTGCCGCGTCACGGCGTAAAGGCCGATCATGGCGACGCCGGCTGCTGCGGCGGCAGCCGTCAGATATGGGAACTTGGTGATGAGGCCCGTCACCTTCGTCGAGATGTCGGACATGGCGCCTGAAACGCCGCCCTCCCACATTTGCATCGTCTGGAAGATCTGCGGTCCCTGGCTCGCCGCGATCTGACCGGCCGGCATGCCCAGCATCGCCATCGTGGCGACGTCGTTGGCCTGCATCCCCATCTGCATCCAGCCGAAGCTTCGCCGGGATGCGCCGGCCGTGGCCTGCGCCTGCGCCGTCCCAAGCCCCTTGATCGCCGCGATCGTCGACAACGCCTGTTGCCGCTGGCGGGCGAGTGCCGCCGTCATCTCGTCGGCCGAAAGCGCCCCCATGGCGTGCGCCGTGCGGATCTCAGTCTGCGCCGCCTTGTACTGCTGGATGGTCGCGAACAGCGGGTTGTACTTGGCGCGCAGGTTGTCGAGGGCCATGCCCTCCGACGCCAGGATGCCCTGCCACGTCTTTGCCTGGGCGGTGCCGTCATGCAGACCACCGAGCGCCGCGTCGAGCGTCTGCACCTTGGGTGTCGCCTGGGCGGCCTCCTGGCCGATCGACTGGACGGCCTGCCGGGCCTCGCCGGCGCCGGCCTTGGCGCGGGCGGCATCGAGATCGACGCCAATGGAGACCCGGAATTGGTTGGCCATCACTCGTCCCGCTTGTTGAGCAGCGGCAACGCCGCCCGTTCCATGTGCCTGAGGTCGGCGAACGTTCCCTGCGGCGACCCCAGGTCATCCAGCACCAGCCGGCAGGCCGTGTAGTCGAGGCCGATGTAGATCAGTCCGGCCATCGTCGCCGCCGTCCGCCAGCTCGTCTCGCACTCCAGCCAGGCGGCGATGGCTGGCTCGTTGGCCGGGTGGATCTTGATCGTTGCTTCGTCGTCGGGCGTCGCCGTGATCGTGACGCCCAGATTTTTGAACTGGCCGGTCAGGTCGTCGTCGACGGTCGCCGGCTTGTCCCTTGGCGCCTGTCCCAGGTAGGCGGCGGCCCAGGCCGCCACCGCCTCCTTCAGTTTCCCAGGCGGGCCTTGTCCTCGGAGATCGCCTCGGCATAGGCGCGGTTCAGCGCGGCCCGCACGCGGTCCATGTTGTAGAGCGCGGCAAACGACTGGTCCTCGAACGGGATCGGCTGGCCCTTGCTGTCGACGACGTTGCGCCAGTCGACCAGCACCTGTCGCACGGCGCGCTTGTCGTGCGCCTCCAGCTCGTCGGCGACCGCCTTCAGTGCCGCTTCGTCGAGGTCGGGCGATACCCGCGCCATGATCTGGCGGCGCGCTTCTGCCGACGCTTTGGCTTCGTTGCGATCGAGCAGCTTGAACTCTGCCTGGAACTCCTGCTCGATCAGCTTGCCCGGCTGTTCCGGATCCGGCTCCAGCACCTTCACCGGCCACCAGAACGTCAGGTTGGGAACGACTTTGAACATGGTTGAAACGCCCTTCGAAACCGGCTCACTTGACGGTGATGGTGAACTCGTCGTTGCCCTCGTCCGGCAGGAACATCAGCGGCAGCGTGTTGTTGAGGATGCGCTGGGTCTCGCCGTAGGTCAGGCGGCCGATCTGAACCTTCGGCGCGTCCAGAGCCACGATGTTGCCAGCTGTCACGCCGTGAACGACGGCCAGGGTGCCGGTCTGGTGACTACGCGCCGTGGAGAGCCAGTTCTTCGTGGCAAGTGAGACCATCTCGAGGATGGCCGAGCCGGTCATTTGGCGATCGACGTGCTCGACAGTCTCTGCGCCGATGAGGAATCGGGGCTCAATCTGGTTCCCGAGGTCCAGCGTGATACCCTCGGCAATGCGAGCGGCGCCATGAAGCGACAGGGTCGTATTCGTTTTGCCCACTGTCACGGGCGTGATGAACTTGGTTACGTCGACGGTCGGCAAAGCCACATCCGCCACGGTACCGATCAATCCAGTGAACGTGAACCGGAAACGCGGGATAGCCTTGGGCTTCATATCCAGCGTCATCGTGCCTCGGGTGTAGACCATCGCCTGGTTCACACCGTCGTTGTTGAAGTAGATCGTCGCCGTCTCCTGGCCCGAGCTGACCGGCGAATAGACGACGTCGGTTGCTGCGGTGATGACCTCGGCAAGCCCACAGGACCGAAGCAACGGACCGTAGGCCGGTGCAGTGCCAGCAGCGCCGGCGCCGGCGATCTCAACCTCGCCGGTCAGGCGGGCATAGTTGCCGTCCAGGATGATGCCCTGATGCCCCATGTAGGGCAGCACCAGGTCGCGGCTGAGATCGTCGCCGAGCAGTGGCTCGAAGCTGACGTTGGTCATCAGCATGGCATTCGCCGCGCCGGTGGGAATAACGTCCGTGCCGAGCACGGTTTCAATTTTGGCGAGGATCGCCCTATTGCGCCAATGCTTGGCCATCTCAGTTGCTCCTCTTGGCCGGCTTTGCAGCTGCGGCGGGCGTCACGTTGACCGTGAGCTCCGTATCTGCCGGGACGATGATCTCCACCTCGGCGGCAGGACCGGTGCGTAGCGTGAGCTCACCGGTCTTCGGGTCGCGGCTATACGAGCCGCCCTCGGAAATTCCCTTCATGATCCCTCCAGAAAGCGGCTGGTCTCCCAGGTCTGAACGTAGGCGGTGGCACCATTGCCCATCGGCGCCGCCTGGGCGGCGACCAGCTGCATGGGGTCTTCCATGCCAGGGCCGATCCAACCGGCCAACGCGCCCTCGATGGCATCTTTGTAGGCGTCGAAGCCGGCCACCCGTTGCGCCCCCTTGGCATCGCTATGCCGGCGCACGACGAAGGCAACGAGCAGCTGCGTGTGTACGAGCTGGCGGAATGAGCCCATCCCATAAGGTGACTCTTCGGCACGCTCGCGATATGGCAGCACGAAGGCCGTACCGCTTCGCGGTGCCGTGCCTTTTGCCAGGGCGTCGAGATCCTCGGCTCCCTGCACGTCGGTGAGAATGGTGGCTTCAGCCTTGAGTCGAGCGACGATCTCGTCGATCACAGCCAGCCCTCCAGCTTATCTTGGCTGAAGACCGGCTCCGGACCGGTGACGGCAATACCGCCGCTCGACGCGTTGGCCAGCGAGCCATCGGCCGGGTCGATCGGCAAATCAATCTGACCTCGCCCCACGTCCTTCAGCGCCGCGATCGCCGTGTTGTAGTCGCGAACGACATGGTCCGGCGGGCCGTCGCGATGCAGCCGGTACCGAGCGATCGCTACAGCCCAAGTGCGGACGAGGTCCGGCACTGCAGTGAGCGGGATCGCGTAGCGGACGGCTAGGTAGCCGTTGATCATGTTGTCCGCATGCGCGAGCGCTGCGGCGATCACGTCGGCGTCTGCCTCGCCGTCATTGTCGCGGTCGGCCACCTGGAGAATTTCCTCCTGGCCGGCCAGCTCGTTCAGGTCCGCGAGGCTCGCGTAGGACACCGGTCACTCTCCGTCTTCAGGCAGGGAGATCCGGCCGGGCTGGAAGATGGCGCGATTGAGCGCCATGAAGCCCTGCTCGATGTCGGTGCGGGCGATCGCCAGCCAACGGCCATCGATACCCATCTCCGGCGCTGCGTTTCTCAGCGCGTCGAGGCGCCGCAGCACGCGCTCTTCGAGAACCTTGTTCTCGTTGACGATGGCGACATTCTCATCGCTCTGCGAGCGGTAGCCGGCAACGGGAAGACCTACGTGCTTGTTGTCCAAGATCAGTCCTCCACGCGGACGCCGTTATCCCAGTCTTTCGACACCAGGTCGCGAGCGGCCAGGCTCGCGTGTGCCGCCATGGTGAGCGCCAGCCACCCACCACGCACCGTCCGGACGCCGTCGTGACGCACCGTGCGGTACGCCAAGAACTTCCGACGCTCGATGCGCGGCAGTCCGAGGATCTGCGTCTTGATCGCCTCGATAGTCTTCTCGTCGAGGCCAGCCTGGGCGGCGAAAGCCTCTGCGACCTGGTCGCTGGTAGAGTCGGCCGCCGGAAGGACGTCCGCCTCGTCCTTTCCGGCAGCCTCGCCGGTTTCCGTCGCCTGCGCGGCGGCGGCAACAGCCTCCGCGCTCGACGACGGTGCGCCCTCCATAACGGACGTGGGCTCCGGCTCTGCGGTGTTGGGGACAGCAACGGACGGGAGTCCCCCAGAAAACTCGGTGTTGGTGGCGGTCGCCGACGCGAGAGCCGTCATCCCGGCGTCGGCTACCTTGCCGGCTTCCGTCGTCTGCACTTCGGGGGCATCCCCGGTGACATTCGTGGACGACTGCGCACCCTCGGAAGGGTTCGGCTCGGCGGTTGGGGCCGCTTTGGCGGACGGCTGCCCCTCGGTATTGGTGGATTTCGCGGCGGGTTTGGTGGCGCGCTTGGCCATGGTTGCCTCTCTCGGAGTTTGCCGGGCTGGCGGCATTCGTCGGCCTGGGAAACTCCGCCCCGGCGCGGGGCCGGGGCGGCAGTCGGCAATGCTCCGCCGGGTTAGATGACGTCTTCGAACAGGTAGCCGAGCTCGATGGCGGAGATCACTTCCTTGACGCTTTCGCCGGACCGTACGCGCTCCGATCCGCGCAACCCGGTCTTCGGCTCGGGGATGGAGCCGGAAACACGCGTGCCGAATTGGGCGGTCCAACCGAAAGTCGGAGTGGCGCTGATGCTGTCGGCAAGTGGCGCCTTGTAGAAGAGCAGCGCGTTGTTGCCCCAGGCGCGCTGGCGCACCACCGCCTGACCGGGCTTGGCCGAGTTGACCCAGCCCTCGCCAACGAGGATGTCGTCCAGTTCGAGAAGGTCGGCGACCGCCCGCTTGTTGGCGTAGCCGTCCGCCGCGCCGGAGGGCGTCAGGGCGCGAAGCACGCTCGGGTTGGTGCGCAGCGCCGTCCACCCCGGACGACTGACCGCCATGTTGTTGGGACGCATGATCATGCCGTCGGCCGCCTCCGCGACAGCCGTGATCGGCTTGCTGTCGGCATGGCTCCACTGCGAGGTACCGCTAAGCGCCTCGGTGTTGGCGGCGGGATAAACGCTCGCGTCGAACACCATGTTGGCAACCCGGACCTCGCGGTCGAGCAGCACAAGGTCGATCAGCTTCTGAGCCGCAAAGGCGCGCGGATCGTAGCCGGCCGGGGCGTTGCTGACGTCGGCGTTGGGAACCACGTCGTCGAGACCATAGTCATCGGTCCGGTCAGGGGTCTCAGTGGCATTGAACTCCACCGTGTTCGGCTCCGATTTGCGGCCGACCTTGGTGTCATGCAGCGTGATGAACTGACCGAAATCGAACTTCCACCACTTGAACTCTTCGCGGGGTAGAAGAGGATTGAGGCGCGGCAGCACCGCGTCGGCAATCAAAGCGCCATTCTTGTAGGCCTGGACAATGCCGACCAGCACTGGGTCGACGGGGAAAGGCTGACCGGACATAGAGGGCTCCTGGAGCTACGGCGTTCAAAGGGAATGATGGCCGGCGATTAGGCCGCCGGCTGGGTGAGAGCACCTCGCTGGACGAAGACGGGCACGAAGTCGCCGCTGGCGGCCCCGACCATCGAAAAGCCCCCGGTGGTGACGCTGGTGCCGGCGCTGGGCGCGGCGGCAACGGCGACCCCGGCAGCGCCAGCGGTAATCAGAGCACCGGGCGTGATGGCGCCGCCGGCGACGACTTCGGCCGGACCGAACATGACGACGTCGATGCGCTCGCCGCTGGCGGCGCCGGACGGGAAGTCGGTGACGCCGGCGATCTTGTCGGTCGCGGCGGTGGCCAGCGCCACCTCACCGTCGTTAGCGGTGAACTTGACAAAGCGGCGATGGCCGATGGCGCCCGACGCGACGAAGGTTTTGATGTGCGGGTTCATGCGAGGTTCCTCAGCGGGCCTTGAGACGCATGGCGGCGGCGGCGGGCGAAAGCTTCTCGCCCTTCTCCTCGGCCTTGCGGATCTCGGTTTCGATGGCGTCCTGGACGTGGCCGGCGTCGGAGAAGTCCGGACCGTCGCCCGTGGCGAGTTCGCCGGTGGCAACCAGCTTCGGCAGCTTGGTCAGGAGATCGCGGAAGGCGGCGCGCGGCGACGTTTTCACTTCCTGTTCGCCCTCGGAGAAGGTCAACTCGCCTTCGCCGAGCTCGGAGAACAGCGCCAACGCCGTCGCCTGCAGGCCGATCGGCAAACGGCCGTCCTTGACGACCGCGCCGACGAACAGGTCGTCGTCCATCTTCCGGGCCACTCTCGCCGTTTCGGAGAAGGACGCTTCTCGCGTCGTCAGGGCCGCCTCACGGTCGGCAAGGGCTTTCTCGCGGGCAGCGATCGCCGCCAGCTGCTCGTCGGCAGACTTGTTGGTCATCTCGGTATCCTTGGGCTCGGGGTCCGCAAAGGCGGGCTGGACATCGGTGCGGATTTCGGACGCCACCCGAACGAGCTGGTCGATCTCGTAACCAGGGATCAGGCGATCGGCCGTCTCGGCGTCGGTGGTTTCGATGAGGTAGTCGCGCAGCCCTCGGAACAGGCGCGCCAGGCCTTCGAACACCCACGGCTGGCTGAACTCTCCGAACTCGATCTCGACGGTGTCGTCGCCGTCGGCAAACTCGATCGGCTTCAGTCCTTTCACCGCCGGCGGCTCGGCTCCGAGGAACCCGACGTGCCGAAGGTAGTACTGACCTGGCGTGGGATTGTTGGCGCTGTCCGGTCGGTAGAACGAGGCTGAAACCTTTTTGAACGAGCCGTTCTTCACCAGCTCGGAGAAGTCGTCGTTCACCTTGTCCGGCGTCGCGACCAGGCGGTCTTTCCTGACCGCCAGGCCGGCAATCCAGCCGTAGGCCGGCGCATCCTGCTTCGGATGTCCCACCACGATCGGCGCTTCATGCGTCGCCGGATCGTAGCCGGCGGCGATGGCCGCGATATCGGCCTCGCTGAAGGAGAGCGCATCGCCGGACGTCGGCGTATGCCTCCCGGATTTGAAGATTTCGAACGGTTTCATGAGAGGGAGCGTCGCACTTGCTCCACCCCCTAAACACCCACGCATATGCGTCAGGGGCGGCCGTCTTCCTGTTGTGGAAGAGGCCGGCGCTTTAAAACGAGTTTCAAACGGGAAATTTGCCTCGCTGACGGGCGGGACGGTTCGGAGGGTACACCCGGCCCGCCCAAATTGCCAAGCCGTTCCTGAGGCGGTTTATGGGGAAAGGCCTTCCGGGCCGACTGCCATGAGGAAGTGATCTTCGACAATGGCGAGGATCTCGGTGATATCGGCGTCGGAGAAGCCAAGGAACTGCCGCTGCGGGATCGTCACCGACTGCAGACGGAATTCCTGGCCGCCCATCGAGAAGAACAGGGCTGACGCCGTCTTGGGTACGATCTTGCCGCCCTCGTTGTGGATTCTCGCGTAGATGACGTCGGAGCCGATATCGACGGCGCTTTGGTCGGCCAGCTGATAGAAGATCTGCGCCAGGCGTCCACTCTCGCCCTTCAGCTTGCCAGGCCCCTTCTTGGTGAGCGCATAAAGCGGGTTGAGAGCCGGCCATGGCCGACCCTGCGGGTCAGTCTCGGTGCCGAAGCGCTCCTTGGTGACCTGCGTCTCATATTCACCGATGTTCTTAAGAGCCGGCCGGACGTCGCCGGCGGCGGCGTAGAGCCGATCGAGGCCATCGACCACCGTGTCGGCATTGAAGGTCAGAACCGCCCCCGTCATTGCCGCGCTCCTTCCGTCCTGCGGTAAAGCAGCGCGCCGGTGCGCCCCGCGTAGATTGCTCCGGCGTCACCAACGTTGGCGATCGCCCGCCAGCCGGCTTTGGTCCATGCGAACTTGATCAGCAGCTCCTGTCCGCTTGGCAGCAGCATGCGCCGAATGTAGCTGCGCCGTAGGACAACGCTGTTGCCGATCGCCGCCCAGTCGACCCAGATTTCGTCGGGATCGATGATCGCCTGGGCCAGCAGGATGGCATATTGCCCCTGGGCGCCGCTAAACTGTAGGCCGTCGGCGGAAGTGCGATCTTGAAACAGCGCCTTGTCGATGCCGACGATGCCGCCCGACTTATCCCGGAAATAGGTCTCTTCGCCAGGCACGGTTCCAAACGGCTTTAAGAACGCCTTGGCATAGTCGGTCGGCTCCAGGTCCGGCGCCAGAACGTCGGCCGCCGGCGCCGGCCGGGGTTCAGGCATCGGAGGCAGATCACGCGCCGGTTGCGTGGCTCCAAACGCCGGCAACGGCTGTCGCAGTTCGGTGGGAACGACGCCCTGCAGCCACTCCTCGCCGACGTTATATTCCCAGCCGCGATCGACGCCGCGATAGCGCGTTTCGGCCTGGCCGGTGCGCGGGTCTTTGGCCTGGTAGGGAGCTAAGTCCGGATCGGGGTCAGCGCCGAATTTGCCAAGCGCCCGCATCTGACGATCCGAGAGAGCCTCAACGTCGCAGCCGCAGCCCCAGCCGTTAGGCGGAAAGATGATCTTCCAGATGGGATTGTCGGCCGCCCAGACCTTGCCGTCCCAGCTCAGATGCAAGAGGCGCGGATGCAGTGCGTGCGAGTGCTTGTAGCGCCACCACGGCCGATAGCGGAGCACGTCGGGATCGGTGAGCTGAGCATAGCGGCCGGCCATGTAGCTGGTCCGCATATTGGTCGTGTAGATGATCCTGGCGCGCCAGGCGCGACGCTCCTCCTCGGTCGAGCCGCGCGCATTGAACTTCCAGCCCGTGCGGTCGACGATCTCGTCGAAAGTCTTCCGGAAGTCGTCAAGGGTGGTTCCCTCCGTCCGGGCCCTCTCGATCGCTGCCCTGAAGTCCGACAGCATGTCGTCGCGCGTGACGCCGGCGACGGAAAAAGCTCTGACGTGGGCGCCGTGTCGGAGATCGTCATACTTCTTCGTCGGCAGGTTGACCTTGCCGGCGAGAAAGTTGATCGCTTCCTGGAAGCGAAGCTCAGCCATTGGCGCTCACGCTGTCGTGCCCCTCAAGGCGAGCAAGCGTGATCCCTTGCTCGAGAAGGCCGGCCAGGTCATCGACGCCCATTTCCGACGACAGCCGCGCCAACCGCTCGACGAGATCGTCGTAATCGCGAGCCTCCTGGAACTCAGCGCGGATGCGCTCGATCATGCCGTCAAGCAGAGGCTGGCCGGACTGTTCGAGCTGATCGGAAAGGTCCTTTACGACCTGTTCTCCGGGGGGAAGCTGCCGCTCGGCAAAGGCCAGCCGATCGGCAAGGGCGCCGCCGGCGGCGTTCGGGTCGGTCGGCTGCGCCGGCTCGGTCGGTTTGGTCTCGACCCAGTCGCCTCCATAGGTTTCGTTGATGTAGTCGATGCTCGAGGGACGGTAGCCCATGTCGACCAGTTTCTTGTCACGGTCTACCTTCTTGTCGAGATCCTCGCTCTCCGAGAAATCGCGATAGACTTCGGGAATACCGGCGCCGGGATAATTCAGCTCGACGATCCAACGGATGAGTGTTCCTTTCAGCGTATCGCTGATCAGGTCGGACGCTGCCTTGGCGATGGCAATGCGGATCTCGTTGTGGATCTCGCCAAGCGACCGGGCGCCCCGCTCGCCGCTGTTGGTGGTCAGCGTCTCGCCGAGCACCGCCTCGCTCATCAGCTCGTCCAGATATCGGGCGAGCTTTTCGTAAAAGTCGCCGCCACCGCCATTCTTAGCCTCCAGGAGCTCGAGCTCGACCGTTTCGGGGACCGCAATGCCGGTGTCATTAGCCATGCGCCGCATGGCCGCGAGCAGCTGGTCTTCGCGCGTCTTGTCGAAGCCGCCCGAATAAGTACCGACTGTGGTGGGTGTCGCTGCCTTTTCGGTGCCTCGCAGCCAGTGCGCCAGCACCTGGCGTTTGAACCAGGCTGGCCAGAACAGGACGGAGCCGATGCCGACGCCATAGGGATCGTCGTCGTCATCGTCGATCGAATGGCGATGGACAATGAACTTGCGCTCGGGTACGGCCTCGCCGTCCATAGTGTTGGAACGGGTAAGCAGACGCAGCTCGCCCTCGACGGTGAACCGGAAGCGCCGCTGCTTGCGAACCTTTACGGCCGTGGCCGTCCAGACGCCATCGACGTTGGCCCAGATAACCTCGGCGACGGCGAAGCCCTTCAGAACCGCTCCGAGCAACCCGCGCGTCAACAGGTCGAACTTGAAGGCCTTGAACTGACGCTCAACTTCGGCCGCGGCCTTCTTGTCGAGACGACTTTCAGAGGCGGGATTGACGGACCAATTGCGCTGGATGACCTCCAGCTTCATTTTTTGCAGGATGGCAAAGGCGTGCGGATCCCGACGGATCTCGTCGTAGATCCGGATAGCGCTGGCGCCGCCCCGCGACGACAGCACCTCGTCGGTCGGCTGCAGCACGCCCTGAAAGTTGGGCACGTACGGATCGGACGCGACGGTCGCGATTTCCTGCATGTTGGGCTCGGCCATGACACATCCTCGTATAGCCAGATAGATCGGCGCGACTTTCGATGGCGCCGAAGCTGCCGCCGAAGTCGTCGAGCTTGCCGCTGTTGCGCCCATCGCCAGTCGTGCCGGCGCCGACGTCGCCGCCGTCCTGCTCGCTGGCATAGATCGCGAGGGCACCGGCGATCGCCGCCTCGCCATGGCGGGCAAACCCGTCGTTGCCGATGGTGCGGGCAGTGTCCGGCACCTTGGCGACGCCCTTGGTCATCTTCAGGCAGCGATAGTCGCCGAGCACGTCATCGTGCTTGGCAATCTCGATGGTGCCATCCTCGAACGCCGCTTTGAGCTTCGGCATGTTGAGGATGTACCAGGCCGGCGACAGCTTGATCTCCGAGACGTAGGACAGTCCCCACTTCTGTCGCGCTGCCTCGGCATGCGACGCGCCGTTGCCGGTGGCGTCGAAAGCCGCATGAAAGAATTTCGGCATGTTGTCGCGCAGCCAGAAGACGATCTGTTTCTGGCTCTCGAAGGGCACGTCCCGTAGCTCGAGCATGAACGGCGTCGAAAGGCCGAGATTGGGCCGCACCTGGAATGGGTGGATCAGCGAGCTATCGCCGCTTCGGCCGAAGTCCTGACCGAAGCCGGACCGTAAAGCCGGGTCCATCTTCTTGACGAGCGGCAGAAGTTCTTCGCGGCAAAAGTCCTCGATTTCCGCCTGTCGAAGGTCGGCGGGCCAATCCACGAAGCCTTCCGGAGACTTCCAGCGAACCAGCGGAATATCGTCGTGCATTCGGGCGGCTATCAGCGCCCTGGGCAAATAGGTGCCTGAAGACTGCGACGGGATGCAGAACAACTCTTCGTCGGCGCCCGCGCCGTAGAACTTGACGAGCTTGGCGCGCCATTCGGCCTCGCCCTCGGGCGTCCACGTTTTGCCGGTGACCAAACAGATGCGCTCGTAAAGGCCGTCCTGCAGGGCGTCGTCGAGCGTGATTTTCAGGTGCTTGTAGTCCTGTTTTCCTGCCAGGACGTCCTGGATGACCTCGTTGAAATAGTTTTCCCAGCCGTCGTGGGTGGAACAGACGATGACTTGGCCGCCCCACATCAGGAAGGCGAGCGCCGCCTTCAGCAGCTCCTCGAGGCTGTCGACGAATGCCGCCTCGTCGATCATCACCACGCCCTGCTTGCCACGCAGCGTGCGCGGGGCCGACGACAGACCGACGATCTCGAAACCCGAGGCGAAGCGGATGCGGAAGGCTTGGATGGAGCGCTCGCCTGTCTCGTCCTTGTCCTCGAAAAGATACTCCTCCATTTCCGAGGCAGCCTGGCCAAACGCTCGGGCCCACATGCCGCAGGCGTCGATGAACTCGCGGGTCATCTCCTGGGAATACGAGATGTACATGAAGTCCATCCCGCCCGCCTCGCGCGAGCGACCGGCCCTCAGCACGGCGTAGGAGGCGCAGGCCCAGGTGAGGCCAATACGCCGGCTCTTCTCGATGACGAGAACGGAGCATTCGGACACGCTCTCAAGGAGCGAGACGGTCAAAGCCTGGTAGCCGAGCAGCGCCTTGCGGACGGTAATCCGCTCGAGCACCGCGTCGGTGGAAAGCCGGCGGGCTTCCGCCCATTGTTCTTGGGTGATAGGCGCCGTCATTTCGAGACGCCCAGGATCTTGTCGAGGATGGCCTCGGCCGCCTCCGAACTGAGGCCTTTGGCCTTGGCGACCGTCTTGACGGCCTCGGCCGTCTTTGCCGCCAGCTCGGCCTGCAGCTTCTGCCGGCGTGTCGTCGACAGACCTTCTGCTTGGATGAGCTGGCGCACCGCCCCGGCGGCGGCCAATGCCTCCTTGGGCGTGAAATTCTTGTCCGTCGCGTTTTCGGCCATTTCGATGATCAACACCTTGATCATCCTGGTCGCCGCCTGAGTAAGACTGTCGGCGCTTTCCCCGGCCGAGTCCTTGTTCACGGCGTCGGCGATCTGCTGGGCTCGGCGCTGCCGGGCCATCAGCTTGGCGAGGCGGAGCGCGTGCCGGTTGAACGATGAAAACGCCGGGATTGCGAACTCGATCTCGCCGCGATGCTCGGCCTGCAGCTGCTGCAGCTTCAGCACGAACTCGGCATAAATGTCCGTCTGGCTGCGCGGCGTGTTCGCCAGCTCCTGCGCTGCCCACGCGACGATGCCCTCGCACTCCTCAGGCAGCTGGTCAATTGACGACGGACGCGGGCGCGTGTGCGGAGCCATGGCTTACTCCGGATCGCCGGGGTGTTGCACGCCGACCAGGTAGCAGCGGCGCTCCACGTGGTCGCGGCCGGCGCGGGTGATGATGGCGCTAGTCTCGGTGCCCTCGTCGCGCGTCTGCACCGCGCCGACCTCACGCTCCAGCCAGAGCAACTGATTGCGGATGTAGTCGCGGGATTTGCGATAGTTGAAGCACTCCAGGCGCTTCTGGAGCAGGAACGTGTTGGTCGACCCCTCGAGCTTCGGGTCGGCGAGATCCTTGAGGATGATTAGGCGGATATTTTCGTCCACCCAACGCTTGTAGTCTTCCATCGTCGGTTCCTCAGTTCGGTCTGGCGAGCAGGAATTCTTCGACGCGACGGGTGGTCTGCTGGGTGGCCTTTGCCGACTCGGCCAAGGTCGCCACGTAGCCTTTCAGCTCAGTGAGATCGAGCTGCAGCTGATGCACGGCATCCTTGCTAGGCAGGTGCTTCATTTCGGCTTCCAGCCCCTGAATTCGCCGGTCGTGTTCGATCACCTTCTTTTCCGTCGCCTCGGCGTCTACGGCGAGGGATTTGACCGTCTTCTCAAGGTCTTTTTCGCCCGAGGACAACCAGGTCTTCAGGTGCCCCGCGAGGGCGATGAGAGCGAGCGCGAGCGCCGCGTACTGTGAGATTTCCGCCGGCGTCATTTGGATAGCTTCTCCGCCTCGTAGAATTCCTGGCACTCGATGCAGCGCTTCGCCCAAGGTGCGGCAATGCGGCGTTCCGCCGGAATGGCGTTGCCGCAGTCGATGCAGGTTTCGGTACCCGGCGCCGCCACGGCGGCCTTGGCCGCGTCGATCCGCTTCTGGCGTTCGGCTTCCACCCGCTCCTCGGCTTGCTGCTTCAGTTCCTCGACGTTCACGGCACGCCTCCCGCCGCGTCGATCGCGCTGACCGCCGCAGCCCGGCGCCCGTCGCACGTGCGGATCATCCCGCGATCGCGCGACCAGAGGTCCGTCGTCTCGGCCTGGCCGAGAGCGCGATCAGGGAGCGGCGTCGCCTCGCAGGCAATGCGCGACTGCGCCGGCGCCGTCACTGTTACGGTCGCCTTGGCCTCCACTTTCGGGAGATCAACGTGTTCGAAGCAGCCGGACACGATCACGGCTGATGCCGCAATCGTCAGCGCCAGGTAGAGCCGCATTCTGGGCCTCCAATTCGGCTTGTTGATCTTTAAGTTTGCGGTCGGCTTCGGCCAGTTCCGCGTCCTTCTGCATGGAGAGACGGGCAAGGCTCAAAGCTGCCGTCGCCACCTTGGCGTTGGCTTCCGAGATCTGGCCCTGCCAGTAGGCGTCGCGGGCCGTCTTGGCCTCCTCGCGCGCCGTCTCGATCATGCCGTTGAGCTTGGCGACGCCGAGCGCGAAAAGGGCCGCCGCCGCGAGCGCCACGGCGGCTGCGATGAGATACGGCAGGGCTTTGCCGGTCATCCACGCAATCATGCCCCACCTCCCGGCTGGTCGCGCGCCTGGTAAGGGGGGAGCGGTTCGCCGCGCTCCTGGCTGGCCGCGAAATCCTTGGAGCCATAATGGCGGTGAATGCCCAGCGTGCCGCCGATCAGCAGCACCATCGACGGCAGGGCGATGTTCGCGAACTGGACAGCCTGGTCGGAACCGTAGACGGCGCCAACGGCGAGAAGAACGATCACTGCCCAGGCCAACCCGAAGTTGGCCCAGATGGCACGCTTGGTGGTTGAGTAGGCCGGCCGCTGCATGTCAGGCCTCGTTGGTGGAAAGAGGCATCCCGTCGGGCTTCAGCATCACGCGAATGCCGATCGGCGGGGTGACGGTCATCGGCCAGCGGATGCCGTTCACGGCGAGCCGTTCCTTGGCCACCCATGTTAGCGAGACGCTGTTGGTCTGGTTGCCGCCCAACACGCGGTACGCCGTCATCGTCTCGCCGACGTAGAGGCCGACGTGGCCGCCGCCTTCACGGTTGAACACCAGTACGCTGCCGAGCGACTGGACGTTCAGCGGACGGCCGAATGTCGCCCAGGCCTTGGCGGAGAGCGGGTTGGACGGCAGCACTTCGTCCGGCAGCGTCGCGCCCATGATGTGCGCCATGAACAGGCCGCACCAGGGAATGTCGTCATTGTTGAAATAGCCGGCGACCCAGCCGCCGACCGCCTTGGCCCAGTTGAGGATTGTCGGATTGGACGCGGGCCCGGCGATCTCCTTCAGGCCCATGAAACGGCGTGCCTCACGCATCCATACCGGCTCCGCCGGCGGCGACACCGGATCACCGTCCGTAGTGCGCAACGCCAGCACGGTGGCCGTGTCGGCCTTACCGGTAACGGCGAGGTGTCGCTTGACCTGGAAGGCCTTCAGCGCCGCGATCACACCGCGCCCGTGGCTGTCGTCATCGGCCGCCCGGTAGACGCCCTGAGCGGTCAGGCGCTCGATGAGCCATGCGTCGAAGGTTTGGCCAGGCATTTTTGATCCCTCTTGAAATCCGCTTCAAACAGCGGTTTCATCAGGATCAAATCTCCCTCAATCGGCGCGTTCGGTCCGTACCCGCAAATGCGTTGGGGCGGCACCGTTGTCGGAACCGCCCCTCAGAAAAGCTCTATCTGCCGTATATCCGGACTTCGTCGTCGGCCGCCTGGCGTGGCCTTCAATTGTCGCGCCACTGTCGCAACATCGACATGCAGCCGCCTCGCGATCTCCTGTTGTGCGGTCCCGTTCTTGTATAGAACCTGAGCGACATAGGGCTTCGCGAGGGGTACTTTGATCTTGCCGCTGCCCAATGCCTGCCCCAAAGCGGCAGCCCGGTCAATCCCGACGATCTCCGACAGGGCGGAGGTGCGGGGCGCATAGGCAAGATCGATCAGCGACCCGCCCAGGGCAAGAAACACCTTCACGGCCAGATCCTCGCCGAGGACGGCTACCCAGGTCGCAGCGTGCGCTGGTGGCAGGATGCGGTCGTCCATCACGGCGCGACCTCATTCGTCGGCACCGCCGCCAGCTCCCAGCGGCGATAGATCATCTGGTCCGGCCCAACGACAGTCACCAGCGTCCGGCCTTGAAAGAGATACTTGCCGTCATCCCGCTTGACGACGAAGCGGGGCCCGAGCGTCGCACCCATCGTGGCGAGGGGCCCAATGTCGGCCAGCAGCTGCGCGCGCATTCCCTCGATGTCGAGCCCATGCACGCGCTCCAGCCAGCGAAGAACGGCATGATCAGTGATGCGAATGGTCATAGCGTCTCGCCCTTCGCCTTGGTGATGTAGCCGGGGAGCTTGGTAATTTGGCTGGCCAGGCGCCGGGCCTGATCCTTCGACACTCGATGCATGGTGCGCCGGCGCTGTGGCTCGTCCTCGAAATAAATGTAAGCGAGGGTCTGGCCGAAAGCGTCTCGGACCTCGAAGCTTTCGCGGTTTTCGACCACTGTCCACGGCGTCGGCATCCGTTCAGGTTCAGCCATGTTTTGCCTCCAGGAGTTTTGGACCTTCGCTTAGCTGTGCCGCACCATGCGCACCGGATTTGACACCATGGCCGAGCGTGACGTCGCCGGCGGCGGCCCAGCCCTCGTATCGAGCATCCCCAAACGTACCCTTTGCCTGTGCCGGTGAAACGCTGCGCGTTTGCGGATAGGCAATCGCCATCGCACGCCGCGCCTTGGCGGCCACCACGTCAGAGTGGGTGCCTCCGAACACGTCGCGAATACGGCGAGACAGGCGGGCGATCATTCCTTCGGTGAAATCGGCGACCGCTTCCCGCCTAGTCCGGTCCGACCGACGTGCGCGATAGAGGCGACCCTCCTTGAATGTGCGGATGCCTCGATCGAGCGCCCGGTTGCAAACGGTCCAGATGTAGGCGGCAATCTCCGGCCCGGGAGCGACGCCGAAAAAATCGATTTCGCCGTCGCCGAAGACAGCGCTGGTATTCGTCACATAGAGAATGGAGGCGGCGAGCTGATCCCTGACGCTGGATCCTCGCGTCTTCGACTTGGCCTTAGCGCTTTCGGTCTCCAACTCCACGTCGGAAACCCCGTACTCGCGCATCAGTTCGGCCGCCTTGGCCGCAGCGGCCATCGCTTCGTCCTCGGTGCAGCCGCGCGCAGAAGTCATCTCGCGAAGCGCGCGGATCTTGGCTTTGAGTTTGTCGCGGTCAAGCATCTGTGGACTCCATCGCTTTGCGGGCCGCCTCTGCCGCCACGGCCGGCGCTGCCAAGATGGCCTCGCGGTCGGCCGCGGGCAGGCCGATGAACGCGGCGATCGCCGCCTCGTTGTCCATCAGCCAATTGAAGGTTCCGATCACCGCGGCCGAGTAGGTCTCGAGCAGCGTTGCCTCGTCCTGTTTCATCTGCCGCCGCGCCACGAGGTCCTTGTTCACGCGCGTCATCAGGTTGGCCATGCGGTTCACATGGCCGCGCCTGGTGGTCAGCGACACCGTAGGTTTGGGCGCGTGCCATTCAGCCATGTTGGGCCTCCTGCGCCTTTCGCACCCGGTACTTGAGCTTGGCGATCGCCATGACGGCGGGCTTCAGCTCCGGCGCCGCCTGGTCGTACTTGACAGTCGAGCGTCCGCCGAGCATCGGCAGCATGGAGCGCGGAATCGGTTCCCAGTTGGACGGATCGGTGTTCAGCCTGTCGCTGTCGATGCACTTCAGGCACATGCCCTCTGGCACCGGCCCATTGGCCTTTTCCCAAAGCCAGACGTGCTTGAGGACGTAGCGACTCTCATAACCGGTGTGCGGGTTGGTTTCGGCGATCGAGATCTCGACATAGCCATCCACGGACACCCGCTCGTGGCCGAGATATTTGGTGTTGTGCGGCAGCTGCCCCTTCTTGAACTGGGTGCGCGCACTGTTGGCATTGAAGGGCATCTTCTTGCCCTTGTTCGGCGGCACGTTGCCCGGCTGCAATCGGCCATCTCGCCCTGTCAGCCAGCCCTTCCGCTTGCAAAGAGCCGTCAGGTTGGTGAGCGATACGTCTGGGCGGCCGAAAGTCGCGCAGAATTGCGCATGAGCGTCGCGCCTGGGCAGCGTGCAATGCGCCTCGATCCAGGCGAGCTCGTAGGTGCTGTAGGAGATCCGCGCGCCCTTAGTCATCGGTCTTGCTTTCGAGCAGCGGCAGCGTCGGAACGAAGCGCGCGCCGTGCGTAACCGCCAGCGCCGCCGCCTTCAGCGAAACGTCGGCATTGCGGACGATCTGCTCGCTTACCTTCACGATGGCCTCGGTCCGCGACACCTCGGCGGCAAGCTTCTCGTCGGTCAAACTCTCGTCGGACAGCCGTTCGAGCTGGGCAAACAAATGGTTGTTGAGGTCGATGAGCTTGTTCTTCATGGTCAGATCACCTTCCTGCGCTTGAGCGGCGTCTGGAGTTTCTTCAGCGAGGATTCCGCAACAGGCTTGATGAGCTTCGCTCTCGCATCGGCCCCGTCAGCAACGAGCGGCAATACGAGAACCTCCATCATGACGTAGAGAACGCCCGCTTCTTTCTCGCTGAGGCGAAGGACGATATCGCGCATGGTCAGACCCCCTTCAGGTTACGGATCAGCGCGCCAAGGTGGTTCATGGCCTGGCGCCAAAGGGCCTGGGATGCCGTATGGAAGGCGAAGTCTTCGTCGAGTGTGGCTGCCAGGAACGCCTCGACGGCAGGGAACAGGCTCCACCTGGGCTCCGGCCGCTTCCGGTCGAGAGCGCAGAGAATGCGCCATTGAGCCATCACGACGCGATATTGCGGGCTGTTGTACCAAGCAGGTGCAGTTTTCGCGGCCGTCCAGTCGACGTCGGCCTCGCGTGCCATCCAGCCCTTCAATGCCTCGATCGCCTTGGCGGCGTCCTCGGCATCCTGCACCCACCGCACGTGGTCGATGCCCGTTTGACGGCGCACAAAGGCGATTAGCGCTGCGTCGTCGCGATCGCGAACGATACCGAGGTTCCAGGCCCCGATCCAAAGCGCCTGCAACTTGCCGGCATAAGGCCCTTCGAGCTTCAATCGGCCATTTGGGCGGCGCGCCGGCGAGGAACCTTTCAAGCTGTCCAGCTCGGAGTTCGCCTGCACGACAGTCAGCTGTTTGGTGGACGTCACGCCATAGCGCTCACCGAGGCGGGCGTGCCAGGCATCGTTGTCGATGCCGGCTTTGCGCCTGGTGGCTTGCAGGGCGCGGATCTGGTCGGTGGTGATGAGCGCGGTCATGATGCCTCTCCGTCGTCGAGCACCGCGTCGACCATGTCATCGCGGGCGACGATCTCGATGAGGTCGCGGATGAGCTGGTCGACGGTGGTGGCGCGCCGGGCCGCATGGGGCCGGAGCGCCGCATAGTCCCAATAGGGCACGATCACCGGGCGCCCGATCTGCTCGCCGGATTTCGCGGGTGACGCCCGACGCTGGGCTGCCGAGGATTCGAGCGCCGCAACCGTCTTGGGCTCGATGCCGATGCGGGCAGCGATGGCAGCCGTCGACAGGCCGTCCGCACGTAGGGCGGCGACAGCGTCGGTGCGACTGGCATAGCCGAGGGAAGGCTTGGGCGCGCCCATCATGCCGCCTCAAGGCACTTGAGGAGCCAGCGCCGAAACCGGCGGACAGCTTCGAGGGCGGCGAGATCGTCCTTGGCCTCAGGCACTCCCGGTACGAGCAGCGTCTCGCCGTCGTAAGCGTGACGCGCCGTTGCGCTGATTTGACGCCGCAACTCCCGGCCCGGTACGTCAGCGATCTCGATCGCGCCTCGGGGGGTATACCGCCCGAGTTCGATTTTCCCGGTCCGCCAGCAATAGGCCTTCATCGTTCGTCTCCTCTGTCATGATCGCCAGCGTCAGCCGGGCGATCCGTCGGCGGATGCGCTCCTGGTGGAGGGAGCGCACGCGTGGACGGACCTGTCGCAGGAGCGTCTCGCGCTCCATCCGGAGGAGGTCCCGCCGCGTCGGCGGCGGGTCCTCAGCTTCGGGTGGGAGAGAGCGGCTCGCGAAGGTCACAGCCCAATCTCCTCTCCGGCAGCCTTCATCTCGGTGATCCAGGCGGCAAGGTCGGTGGCGAGCTGATCGAGGTTGCGGCCCGTCTCCTCGGCAATCTGTTCGACCTCGTCGACAGTGCCGGGTTCGATCTCGCCCCAGATACTGGCGATATCGGCCAGGGCGACCTTGACGTCCTCGATCCGGCGCCTCGTCCGCTGGAAAGCCAGCGAGGGCGTCCATCTCGACATGGGCGGATAGCTTTTGCTCATGACAGCGCCCTCTCCATGTCGCGGGCGACGGCCCAGAGATTGAGGGTCGGTACGCCACCGAGGCCGGCCCCCATGAATTGGGCGACGTCCGGGCCGAGGACCGGCTGCAGCTCGCGCTCGCCATCGCGGACGACAACCTCAAAATCGCCGCGGTGGAGCACGTCGGCGAGGATTGCCTCAAGGCGCTCGGCAGTGATGGACGGGGCGCTCATGCCAGCCCCCGTCCGATCAGCAGGCCGGCTGCGAGGCCGATCAGGCCGCCGCTCAGTGCGGCGACCAGGGCGAGGATGATGCCGTCGCCCCGGCGCGGCGGATCGATCGGCTCGACGTCAGGCGGCAGCATCGGCGCCTCCCTCGGTGGTAAGGACCGGCTCGGGCTCGTAACGGACGCCGCAGAAAGGGCAGTACTTGGCCATCATCGTCGACGGCTTGCCCCTCCGCATCTCCGGCTTGCCGGAGTCCTTGCGGTAGATCGGCACGCATATCCGGGTGACCAGGTCATTCCCCCTGAGGAGGATCGCCGGCCGGATTTCCTGGTCGGGTCCGATCAGCCGATTGATGTCGTCGATGCAGTCACACATCGGCGCCTCCCGACAGCGGGCTGGTCAGTGGCTCGACGATGAAATCCTCGCCGTCGGAGCCGATCGACACACCGGGCACGCTGCGGGCGATGTCCGCCTCGCGCAGCATTGCCTCCTTGTCGACCTCCTCCTTGGTCCGGACAAACCGGGCAAGGCCGAGGGTCCGGAGCGTGTCGAGGATCACGTCGGCGCCGCGGATCGACACCTTGGCCGGCCGGAACCGCCAGGAAATCTTGCCCGTACCGAGGTCGGCAAACTTGACGCGGCCGCCATCAGTAAGGGCGTTGCGATTGGCCTCGGCCCAGATGCGGAGCCCTTCGACGATCTCCGCGGCCTCGGCCTGCAGAGGGCTGGACTTGCCCTCGGCGACTTCCTTTAGGGTTGTGACTTTGTCGTCCAGGCCGGCCTGGATGCGGCCGATCTCACGCTGCAGAAGGCCGTAGCGGGAAAGGCTCTGCTGCGCCTCCTCGCGGCTCTGCGGCACGGGAATATTGGCGCCGCGCGTAGTCTGGCGGGCGGATTTAGCCATGGAGGGTCTCCTTTCGAGGGGCGTTCGAAGCGGGGTTGAAAACGGCGGGAGCAGCGAGATCGAGGTAGGCTTCTTGCAGCTCCTTGATCGCGGCGGTCAGAATGGTCGTGGCGGCTGCCTCGCCTCGGCCGTAACGGGCGATCTGAAGATCTCGTTGGGCTCTGACGACGCGGCGAGCCGCGCCGATGAGCGCATCAGCGCCAGGCAGTACAGGAACCGCAAGCACCGCCGTTGGTTGGTTGTTGTCGGGTTCCGGATCTGCTTCTCTTTCGATGACAAAGGCAGCCAGGCAGCGGATTTCCGCGAACGTGATGCGGGATACGCCATGGTCTGTCATGGCGCGGCCGGCAATTTCCAGCGGATCGAGTTCGTCATCGTCGATCGATAAGCCTTCCATCGCGCGACGCGTGGAGACGAGCACCAGATCGATCTCCTCCATCTCGCGATCCATGCCCACGTCCGCGATCTCGGCCTCGATCTTGTTCACCCCGTGAAGGATGCTGGTGTGATCGCGCCCGGCAAAACGGCGGGCGATTTCTGGATAGGACAGATGCGAGCAATGGCGCCTTGCCATCCACATCGCGATGTGTCGGGCGCGAACGAGGCTTTGCTGCCGATGCGGACTCAGTATGTCCCGGACGCTGACGCCGGTCACGTCGGAGACGGCCCGCAGCACGGATTTGACGGAAAGACGGCCGCTCATGATATCCCCCCAACGATCTCGACCGGCACGGTGCGGGTGTATTCGTCGGCGCGCAGGGTGATGATCTCGCCCACCGACTTGCGCAGAGTCACGCCTTCCAACCGCTCAGCGGCCGTGGCGTAGACGGTGAGCAGCGAAACCAGTTGGCGAACCGTCGCCGCCGGAAGTTCGGCACCTGTCTCGCAGTGGGGCGCGAACTGATCGCGCACCTGGCGCAGGCATTCGGAAAGTTTCAGTTCGATCACGGCTGTTCTCCCTCGATGGTGGCGTTCGGACACCCGTTTCTGCAGGCGTGATAGAGCCGGACCGACGTCGGGGACGCGGTCGAGAGCGGCGTCCGCTGATGCTTGATGCAGACCTCGCGGCCGATCTCCTGATGCAGCGCCGGACAGGTCACCGTGACGCCCATCAGCGCGCCACGAACGGCCTCGCGGACGCGGTCCGGCTTGGCGCCGTAGGTTCCGGAAAGCACTTGCGACAGCGTGCCGGCGGAGACCTTGATCCGCAGCGCCAGGGCGTTGAGCCCGACCCGGCCGGCCTCCTCGGCGAGCACGAGCAGCCAGTCTTCTGGCTCGGCGATGCGGGCGCGCAGCGCGCTCACAAAGTCAGTCCTAGACCGTCCGGGAATGGGGCCGCGGTTCATGGCGCACCCCCGATCGGATAGGTGCTGCCGGTGTTGCGGTCATAGACCTCGGCCGCCTTGGCCTTGTAGACCGGCGCGGCCGGGCCGCTGTTGCGGATCAGCAGCCAGCGGCAGATGCCGTTGGACGTCGGAGCTGTGCCGGCCTCAGCCCTGAGGCGGGACAGAAAGCCCGTCTTTTCCAGGGCACCGACGTAGCGCTGTGCGTTGTCGCGCGTGGCACCGGCCAGCGTCTCCAGGTCGGCGATCCGGAACTTCCTGAGCGTCCGCATCGTCGCCCACATCCGGTCGCGCACCGTCTGGCGGCGCGGCCGGCGCGGCTCGGCTTGGGTGAGTGGCCTGGTCGGGCCGCTGGAAATGACCTCGCCGGCGGCGACCGCCTTTTCGCCGATCGCCGACAGCTCGAAGCAGCCGCGCTCCCGCCGCACGATCCAGCCGCGCGACACCAGGCTGCAGCAGGCCTTGGCGACGTCCCGGTCGCCGAGACCGGTCATCTCGGCCAGGGCGGCCGTCGTCAGGCATGCGCCGCCCGTCAGCGCCTCCACCACCGGCATCTGGCGTGTCGATTGTCCGGGCATGTCAGCCTCGCACCATGAACGCGTGGCCGGTCGAGCGCTGGACGAGCAGCTCCTGGCCCGCCATGTCGGCGATCGTCACGGGATGGTCCAGGCGCTTGCCGGTGCGCTCGATCGACGCCAGGCCGGTCAATACCTCGCGGGCATAGCCTTCGGCCTTGTCGTGCAGCAGCTGCAGCAGCTCGCCGTCGACCGGTACCTCGCAGCGCTGCTCGACCAAGGCCCGCGTGTCGGCAAGCGTCAGCGGCTTGAATTCGACGTGGGATTCGGCGCGGCTGGCGATCTGCGGGAACCGTTTGATCCCGGCCGATATGCGGCCCATGCCGATCAGCAGGATGGGCACCTCGACCAGGTCGGAAATGTCGCGCAGCGTCTCCATAAGGGCTGACGAGGTCACGACATGGTCCGCCTCGTCGACGATGATGGCGAACGGCTTCTCCTCGACACCGGCGATGGCCGAGCGCTTGCCCATGGCCTCTATCACCTGCTGGAAGATCTTCTCGTAGGAGTGCAACGGCGCCGTCTGTACCGTCTCGAGCAGCTCGCGCAGCATCCAGGAGGGCCGCCACTCGCGCTTGGCGCGGACGAATGGCAGGCCGTTGGAGATGGCAAACCATTGAGCGGTGGTTGTCTTGCCATAGCCGGGCTTGCCATCCACCACCATGAAGCAGTTCTCGGCGGCGCCGCGCCGCTCTACGACTTCGTATCCGCTCATGAACGCGGCCGTGTTGGACGTCCGCACGAAGGTATTTTTCACGATTTGGCCTCTTGCTTGGGTGACTTGATGAGTGTGGAGAGCGCCTCCACGTCGACGCCGGCTACAGAACAAAGCTCGCGGAAGGTCCAGGACCGCAGCCGATCGGCCATCAGGCTCCGGTCGCGATCCGTGACGGAACCGGGGTTGGCGAGCAGCCATCCGGCCATGTCCTGGTCCGTTCGGAAGCTTGGGCGGGTGCCGGCCGGCACCGGACGCGGCAGGAAGGCAATCACCTCGCCTTGCGCCGACGGCTCGGCGAGCGGTTCATCCGCAGGCAAGGCCGGCGCCTCGCCCGTGGCGGCTGTGAGAGCGGCGGCGATATCCGGTGTCACGTGATCCACAGTGCGCGCCGGCAGCTTGACGATATCGGCGCCACCCTTGGCGCGGAGCTGCCGTTCCTTCTCGCCGAGATAGCGCTCGATCATCGGGGCGCCCGAGGTCAGCTGACGGACCTCGGCGCGGATCGGATCGGTCCGGTCCTTCAGCAGCGCCGCGCGCTGTTGCTTGACCATCCGGGTATATTCGGCCGGGTCGACGCCTCGAAGCTCTGGGCAGACCGCCAGCTCGACGAAGGTGCCCGTCGACTCGTCGAACAGGAACACGACACCGAGGTCGTTCGGGTCGAGCCGCACGAACACGCGATCGCCGGGGAATGCCTTGATCGTCTGGTAGTGATACTCGCCGATCTGGACGCCGAACTTGGTGACCTTGCGATAACCGCCCTTGGCAACCGGCATCAGCAGAACGTCCAGGGCGCGCTCGTCGACAGTACGGATGACGACGCCGGACTGGCGGGCGGCTTCCGCCGGCGTCATGCCTTTCAGGCCTGCGTGTGGCGTCTGCTCGTAAACGACTTCGATCCACCGGTCGGCCGCCTTCTGAATGTCGGCGATCGTGTAGCGCACCCCGAACAGCTGGGCCGTTTCCATGCCCAGGCGTTGGGCGAAGTTCTTCCGGTCTTCCAGGCGCTTCCGATCGGCGACGTTATGGCCGGCATAACCGGGGAGCAGCTCGGCAAAGCTGTGCTGTATGGTTTTGATGGCCCGTTCGACGTGGCCCTTCTGTTCCGGGCTATAGGCGTCCGAGTACTTCAGCTCGATCTTCAGGGCGTCGGCGAGCCGCTTTGTGTCTTCGGCCGCGAAGTCGCTGCCGTTGTCGGTCTTGATCTCCTTGGGCACGCCCCAGGCGAGCAGCGCCTTGCGCAGGAGCATCGCGACGGCAGCCGCCCGAGGCGTTGTCGACACGTAGATGACCATGCGACGCGGGCCGACGTCGATGCAGACGTAGACGGTGGGCCGTGACACCTCGGTATCGAATGCGTCGAGCGGCGAGGAGTCGATCATCCACAGCAGGTTCGGCGCGGTGATGTGCCGCAGCGTGCCGACGCCGCTTGGCGCCATGGTCGACCGGTAGCGGTCCGGATCGGAGAGCTTAGCCAGAGCAACGGCTTCCGTCGTGCGCCAGATCTTGACCTGGTTCTGGATCGTGCGGACCGGCGGAATGGGACGGACGGTGCCGTCGGCGGCAATCAGCGACCCGCCAAGCTCGTCGGATAGAAGGGTTTGGATGCGCTCGGCCGCGATCGACGGCTGATGGGCGATGAGGGCCAGAATGAACGCCTTGGCGCGGCCTCCGTTGGCCGTTTCGAGGATGCCCTTTCCCTTGCGGGCAAGGCTCCGATCGACGCCGAGTGCCTTGCCTTCACGCGCATCCGACATCCAGCGAAACAGCGTGCGCGAACTGACTCTCGGTACTTCTTCGCGGATCCAGTCCTCAACGCGGACATCGCCGCAGTTGTAGGCAAACTCGAATGACTTGTACCCACCTTGCTTTCCAAGGTTGATCCCTGCCGCGTAAATCTCGCATGCCGTCAGGATGGCGACGCGCGCCGCCTGGGCTCGTCGGGCGCGATCGGTTTCGGGCGTCGGCAGAACAGGCTGCGGCCGGATGGGCTCCACGGCGCCGACGGACATCGTGCGCTGGTGATAGTCGGCCCAGGCCCGTGTCGGGATCAGGCTGATATGGTATTCCATGCCGCCGCCCTGACGGGAGCGCTTGCGGGCCCGGAACATGTCGTCGTTCCAGCCGTTGGCTTCAGCGTGAAACTGCACGCCGCGCTCCGAAGTCGGCAGGTCGAGAAGTTTCAGAGCGGCGATCTCGCGTGCGGTGAACCATTCCCGGGCCAGTGGGCGGGATTGAACTGTCATTTCCCGGCCCTCCAGGCGGCGTCGGCCGCGTCGATCTCGCGCTGCAGGGCGGCTTGCCGATCCTTGGCGACCTCGCGCCGGATCAACGGCTCGTATTTTGCCGGCACCACCACCATTCCAGTCGACTCCAGCAACATGTTGAGCGGCCTCGCATCGCCGGTAACGGAAACCAGCGCGATGAGGCGCAGCGCGCTGATCACGTGCTCGGTCGCCTGGCTGGCGTACTTGTCGAGCATCGCCTTGCTCATCGTCTCGTCCCGAAGGAGATCCTTCATTGCCGCGGCGACTTCGGTCCGGCTCATGCCGCAGTCCTGAAGCGTCCGCGCCACGGCCTTGGACAGGCGGCCGGCCAGGTCGAATGCCCGCACCGAGTCCTCGGAAAAGCGCTCGACGACTGGCGCCGGCGCATAGTCCTTGAAGAGATCGATGGTGCCCGCATCGGGCCGGCGTTTCGGCATGGTCAGGTGGCCTTCTTGCCTTGCTTGCGGGCCATCCAGGCCATGATCTTCGGCGCCAGGGTTTCGAACACGCGGTCGAGCTGTGTGTCGGGAAGACGCATCAGCTTCGCGGTCGTGGCTTCCCAGAGCTCCAGCTGCTTCGGCGCCGGCACGCGGTCGATGATGGCGATCGCCTCGTCGACGTTGGCCGCGTTCGGCGGGTCGGACAGCAGCAGACCGACGATCTGCGCCTGCCGCTGCGCCGTCTCGCCGGAGAGTTTGAGCAGCTCGCTGGCGTTGTTGGCGATCGGGTGCGCGGAAATCTTGAGGCGCACGGGCTCGGAAATGCCCTTGGCGATCTTCAGGCTGCGGCCGATCGAGTCTTCGGAAACGCCCAGAACCTTCGCCGCTGCGAGGCTGAAACGCTCGGCGAACGACCTATTCCGCAAATCTGCGGAATTGGTCATGTCTGCGGAAATGGTCGCCTTGCTACGCCGATCGCCGCCACGCTTGTCGACGGCGTTGGCCGTCTCGTAGATCTCTTTCCAGGCGACGAGATGGATGGCCCGGTCGAGCGCGGTCAGCTCGTAGCGGAGGAGATTCTCGCGTACCTCACGCAAGCGGATTTCCGCCTCGCTCGCGAACTCCGACCGGTCGAATACCTTGGTTTCGATATCCTCAAGTCCGAGAAGCAGCGCCGCCTCGGTCCTGTGCCCGCCGGAAATCAGGCGGTAGCCCTTATCGAGCGCGACCACCTCGATCGGCGGCCACTGCGGAGCCCCAGCCTCGCGCGCCTCGTCGGCCAGCGCCTGCACCCAGTCTGGATTGATCGCGCGGAGCCGCTTTGAGCGGTCGATATCGGCGATCCGGATGCTCTTAATCTGCATTTCCACCCTCTTCAAACACGCTTCAAACTGGCGTTCGGGAATGCCGCCAGCGGCGGCAAACCGGAGCGTCAGGCAACGGCGTCTTCGGCTATGACGTTTTCCGCAAAATCCCAGTCGTCGGCGAGTTGGTCGATCGCAGTCGGAGCCCATCCCGTCACGGTGTGGCCGAACAAGTCGCGCGCATCGAAGCGCGGCAGCCGCGTCACTGTGCCTGCATCGCCAAACTCGAAATACTTGAGGGGAATGCAGCCACTTACGTCCGCCTGCGTCCGAGCCTCTTCGGAAGCCGGATCGATACTGCCGCGCACGAAGTAGATGAGTTCATGACTGAGGTCGTTCGGGCGGGCCATGGCCCGGCCGGCCAACATCAACTCAAGCGCTTCGACATATTTCATCATGGTCTCCCATCGGAACCGCCCTCGGGCGGCGAGGCCGTCTGGCACTCGGGAAACCGGCCCTCGGGCCGGTAACCGAAGGGTCAGCGTGGAGCGGGGGTGAAATCGACGTAGAACGTATCGCCGACGGCGAATTTGCCGAGCAGCGCGGGATTGGCGAGCGTCAATTGCAAGCTGATCGAGGGCGAGAACTTGGCGTAGGTGTTGTTCTCGTCGGCGCCGTCCTCGGGATACTGCTTCGCGGCAACACCATGCAGATAAAGCAGTTCCTGCTGAGGCTTGCCTTCGGCGTCCGGCCAAAACGGCGTGACGGAACCAACGCACATCTTGGCGCGCATGCTCACATGAAGTGCCTCGGCCCGTCCTTTTGGCTGCGGGTCGTACACGCTCGGCTGGGGATCGTTAGGGATCACAACGATCACGGTTGCATTATTCTCGCGGGCATACTCCGCGAACTCCTCCGGTGTAATCGTGCGCTTCTGTTCGGACATCTCGATCTCCTGAAAGGGGCCGCCGGACCGGAACGCATCCGGCGGCCAAGTCTAGGGAGGAAAGCGCCGGAGCCCCGGCCACTCACCACTGCGCAGGTGACGGCGATCCCCGGCCCTGATGGACCGGGAACTGGGTCGTCAGCGTTCGCTGGATTTGATCCAGAGGTGCGGATCGAAGGGTGATTGCATCGCCGTGATGTGCATGGTCGAGCGGCTGACCGGCACCAGGCGCTCGACGAGATTGTCGAGCACGAAAGTTCCCGACGTCGTCGTGACGATCAGCACGGCGTGGCGCTCGCCGGCCGCTGTCTCTCCCACGGCGATGCGCGCATAGGCGGAGCCGACGCCGGCCTCGATCAGCATGGCGCGCTTGGTGAGGGCAAAATCCTCGCAATCGCCGGTGAACCCACCGACCTGCCAGACATCGGCTCGGCCGATCTCGGCCTGTGGACGCACGGAAATGTTGACGACCCGGTTGATGGCGTCCGCCTGGCCGATGGTCGGCAGATCGCCGATGACGGGGCGGCACTGCGCCGGATCATCCTGGCAGAGCTGATACCAGCCGGTCGGAGCCACGGTGTACATCGCCGCCGTCAAGCCGGCGATCAGGGCCAAGGAAGCACTCATGATGATCTCCAGAAAGGCCGAATTACCGGCGTGACGTCAGGCAGCCCGCTCGAAAGCGGGCTGTTGGTTCAGTAGGAAAAGCAGCTCTATTGACGCGCGCTCGGCGGCCTCGCGCGCCGCCTCGTCGAAGCGGCGCGACATCGCGATCTGCTCTTCGCTGGGGCGGCAGCCCATGCGGGCAAGCGCGATGCGCAGGTCCATCGCCTCGGCCGACGCGCGATAGGCTTCGCGCTGGTGCCTGCAGGCCTGGTCGCAGAGTCCGGCGGGGTTGATCATTGCCAATCCCCGAAGCTCTTGCTCGCCAGGACGATCAGCCAGCCGCAGAAGCCGGTACCGCATAGGGCAACGGCAATCATCCCGCAGACGTCGCGCAGGCCGAACGGCACCACGTCGACGAGGCGACGGCGCAGCATGTCAGCGGGGATGCGTATTTCTGACATGGGGGCCATTACGCAGCCCTCGCACTGTCAACAGCGGTTGTACGTGATTGCCTCGATTCACCGACTGTTTTATGCGATGAGTCCATCAGCCCCGAACGGACGGGTTCCGGCCGGCCGGGGCGAGCAGTCAGGTACATGCCGGGGAACAGCTCGAGCATCGGCACGCCGAGGATCATCGAGATCACGCGGGCAGCTCGGTAGTTCCCGCCCCGAAGGCTCTGGCGGGCAGCGCCGTTGTAGAACGGGCCTTGCTCGTCACCCTGGCGATCGATGGCGGCAAGGGTCCACCCCTGTTTCGTCAGGGCCGCCTTGATATCCGGCGGGGTCCACGCCTGAGACATGACTGCTCCATATCGCTGGCGGCCGGATTTCCGACCGCTTCTTTTTCGCGGCGCCGTACTACGTTTGGAGTGCGAGAACGGCGTCCCGTTGGAGTAGTTATCGCGCAATTGCGATGATTTGACAAGCGTAATGACGTCTGTTTTGTCGTTTCGGAGTTAGCAAGGCGCTCGATCTTAGCGTAATCACGTTAACTGGTTGATGTGATTACATTTTTATTGATTTGAGCGAAAAAGCCAAACTCCGAAGAGAGTTCGGAGTTTGGTATGTCAGAGCAAACCTTCGCCGATCGGCTTCGCCTTGTGCAGGGCCGAGATAGCGTCAACGCCATGGCGTCAAAATGCGGCATTCCGTATACGACATTACGTCAGTACTTCGGCGGCACTGAACCCTCGGCGACCAACGTTGCCAAGATCGCCCAGGCTTGTGGGGTGGATCTCACCTGGCTCATCACTGGAAATGGAGAAATGCGCCCTGAAAGCCTCGGTTTTCACGAGGATCAGGCGCGATATCGCGTCGACGATGTGGGGCTATCCGGGCTGGTAGTGGTGCGCAGGCTCGACGGATACGTTTTGACGGAGCAAGAGTATCTGGCTGAAATGCTGGCGTTTCCGGCCAGTTTGTTGGTCCGCATAGGCCTATCGGCCACTACGGCGCGGCTGCTCGTAGTGCGCGGCGACAGCATGGCGCCCACGCTGCAGCACGGCGACCTGGTGCTGCTCGATACTTCCGTCGAAAGCGTCAAGGAATCCGGCATTTTCGCGGTCAGTGTCGACGATCGCGTCTTCGTAAAGCGCATCCAGCCGCGCTATGATGGCTCACTGCAGGTCGTGTCGGACAATCCCATCTATCCGCCCGAAAAGATCTCGGCAACGGATGCGGCGGCGTTCAAGATCGTCGGTCAGGTGCGCTGGTTTGGGCGCTCGATCTAG